AGAAGTTTCTGCGGGTCGCCTTCGGGTAGTCTCATCACTGGCCTTTCCCTGGACGTGAAAGATGCGTCGATTACATCAGACGCCGGGAGTTCAAAGCCTTGACCAGGTGGTAAAAGTCTGCCTGCTCCTAATGGCGGTCTTTCCTGTGGTTGGGGTCCATATGCTTCGCCCCTGAGTGTCCCACTTCTGACCGGTCCGACTTGCATTGTCGCATTGGCTCCCGAGGGAATGGGTCCAAGTCTCCCCGATCCTGCCGCCATTGCTTCGGGTTGTAATAGGCCGTTCATGTCGCCGAGATACCCTTCGAGGGCCTGCCCGGTTGCGGATCTCATGCCGGGTTGAACGGTTCCGGGGGATCTAAGATAGTCAAGTTTTATGGCAAGTCTTGATTTCATGGCCGGGGACATTATCTTTTTAGCTGCTCCTGCGAGCATTCCAACGGAGCTGCTACCCAATGCAGCGCCTACGCCCGCCGCGAGAACATCATCAAGGCTTAAGATATTGTGATTTCCTACGCGGCCTACTGCTCGGCGCAAATGGGGTTCGAGATTTAAAAGGTCAGATTCACGGGCGTTCAGCGCCTTAATGGGAGCATCCGCCGCCGCCTTTTCTATTTCTTCCTTCAATCCTTTGGCGATATTCTTTTTTGCTGCTATCTCGCCGTCTGTATATTTCCCGATTCCGCCCTTTGCGAGACTGTCGTAATGGCTTTTTAACTGTTTATAGATGTCCTGCTTTATGGTCTGAGCGTCACCTACCGTTAAATTATCTCCCCAATTATCAAGGAAAGAGGCAACTTCTTCGTCCACCTTTGCAAGTTGCTCTTTTCGGTCATATGCGCCATTGGCTTTCTTTCGCGCCTCCGATGTCCTGGTGACGACATTATCCGCATTAATCGGAATGTCGTTGTATGGTTCGAGTGCGCCTTTTATCTGCTTGTTAATGTCATCAACGGTTGCCTCAAGTTTGCCATATCCTTTTTCATTTAATACAATTTTTTCTTTCAGCAGGGTTTGAGATACCCGTTTTCGTGCTGCCGGGGAAAGCGTAGTTGACCACTTGGCTCCCGATTCCAGCATCCTGGCAGGTGCGCCTTCGGAGATAACCTTTGACATTATTCCGCCGGGTGCAAGTATTCCCGCCACATCCCGCCCGATATTGACGCCCTCCATGCCGAGCTTGCCCATGCCTTTCGCTGCCGATACGCCCGGTGGTATCATAAAGGCATTAGCGATATTGCCGATGTCGTTCCGGGACCCTTCGGATAACATTCCCCATCCTTCCTTAGCTGCCTTGACAATAGGATTCCCCTGCAAGGATTGCGCAATCATCCCCGCCGGTTCGCTCAGGATACCGGGAACTTTCGGAATAATCCATGATGGCGTAGCCTTTACGCCCTCCGTGAATATGTCGCCCAAGAAAGCTCCCGTCTGCCCGGCCACATTCAAGGCCGATCCAAGAATGGGACTGACCCGGCGCATATCAGAGGGCTTCGGATTCGATATGTTCCCGGCTCTCTTTTTCCCGGCTTCGATGACATTTGACATAAATCCCGGTTTCTCAGGTGCTACTTCAAGGCCGGTTGAAGGGTCGTATTGAGCGGTTGCGGGTGTCTTTGCTGTGGAGGTTGTCCTTTTAGACATTTCCGCCAGCACGTCATCGGGAGAATGACCGTCTGCAAGAGCCTGTTGATAATTCATGCCGGTGCGCTTACCGAGTTCGGCCATGACCTCATCTTTGCTGTATCCGTCCCGTAATGCTGCCTGAATATCCATTATGGCTCCTTAATAAGCGGAAAGAGGTTTCTTGCCGGTGTCCGTTGCCCTTCTGTTCTGCTCTACATAAGGAGTAGGAGCATTTGGACCGGCGGCCAAAGATTCAAGCCTTGCCTTGATGACGGTCTTAATGTTTTTGACCGCCGCCTGTAACTGCGGATACGTTTGGGCGCTATTCACGTTCTTTACCGCTCTTAGGTATTTATTATCAGATAAGACGCCGGTCCCAAGAAGGCCCCGTTCAACTTCCGCGACAACATCATCACGAAGGTTATTAAATCCGACAATATCCGCGCTCCCGGTCTGCTCCTTTAGATAATTCACGGCCTTATTGTAGAGGGGAAGGCTTGAATTTCCCAGGACGGCCCCGGTCTGTTCGAGTTTCGTCAATAGAGGATCAATGGCGTTAAGAAGGGCTTTTGATTGCATCGTTGCGGTTGATGCTGTGAATTTTGCACCTGCCCCGGCGTTAACGATATTGAACGAAGGGTTTATTTCTTTCACCTTTGCCCATACCGATCCTTGTAGATTCCCGCGTTTTGAAATTGCATTAGGATCAATAGAGCCGTCAAGGATTCCCGCCGCTAAAATATCAACCTGATTTTGCTGAGGAGCGTTCGCCCTGGGGACCTGACTTTTTACGGTATAGGGCGGCCCTAACGGAATATCATACCTTTGGCTTTCCGGGTTCCACTGGAATTTCTGAGCCGATTTGCCGTCCGGTGAGGTCAATTCCTGCACTTGATGTGCATTAGCCGCCCTCGCCGTGATTGCCTGGGCCAATATCTCTGCTTTACTGTTTGACTCCACCATTTTCTTGCTCGCAACCGTCTCCCTGAAAACACCGCTATCATAGAAAACGCTCCCGTCCGGGTCGGTCATCATGGCATTGTATAAATCCTTGAATCCCTGTTGCTGTTGCGGTGTCAGCTTTTCAAATTCAGGACTCATTATGTATTTCTCGCCCCTTCCCGCCATTTCCGCTTTCTGACCGGCGTAAGAGCTTTTGGAGGTTTGATAGGCATCCCAGTTGGTCGTGGTAGGGTTCGCCGTTGCTACCTCATTGATGGTATTGAACATGGGTTCAAGGACTTTCAGCGCCCCTTCTCCGTACTGTTTCGCCGTCATCTGCTTTGACATTACAACATCAGAAGGGTTTATAACCTGTTGAAACTTCGGAATAGGTGGTTTCTTTGCAAGTTCCTGCTGCATCAATCCTATCTTCTGTTGTTCTGTCCCCGGCACGAACCCAGAAGTCCCCGGCGTCCCCGTCCCATGTTGAATCTGATTGACCCTTATTTGTTCCTGCTGCCCGGCCTCCGTCAAATCTGTTCGCCGCTTCTGTTCTGCAAGTTGGGCCGCTGCCTGATCCCATCCGATCATCGTATTGACGGGCGCAAGTATCTGATTTAAGTCTAATCCGCCTTGATAGAATCTATTACCGTATGGCATTATCGGCCTCCTTTAATTTGTCTCATCCTTAAAACCCGAAACTGAAAGTATTGCTCGCGCCCGCCGGGGTCCATCCGGGTCCAAAGTTTTCATCCCAGTACTGCCTGTTTATCCGGTCCTGTTCTGCCTTCTTCGCGGCCTCGTCTATAGCCATCCGTGCATTGGCCGCGTCAACTCCTGCCTGGTCGCCATATATCCCATATTTGCCCATGTTCTGAACGCCACCGCCGAACATTGAACCGAGTTGGCCGCCTGCCTTGCTGATTACGTTGGGGACCTGTTCCATAAGTTGCTGCCCTGTTTTTTCGCCTATCTTGACAACGGCATCAATAGCCCTTGGAGCCATCGTTGCTAGAACCGCATAAGGCCCGCCACCGGCTACCATTGTACCGGCCATTGCTCCCATTTCTGCATCCATCCCGGGGAGCCATCCCTTATCGCCCGCTACCTTGCCGAGGATACCGCCCGCTATCCCACCGGCTGCTCCTTTGGCTGCTGTCAAGAGACTGCCGCCGCTGCCTGCTACTTGCCCGAATCCTTCTTCAGCCGATCCGATGACGTTCCCTGTTGCATCCGTCATTCCCCCGCCTATATCTGCACCCCCTGCGCCGATTGTGGATGTCCCTAATGATCCGGTTTCGGTTGCCGTACCGGGTGTCGGGGCATCTGTTGCGAAAACGCTGGTGTCTTTTGGCAGGGTCATTTTTCTCATTGCCAGATCTTCGGCGCTTGCACCCCACGGGTCGCCCGTTGTCGCTGTGGGCTCAATCCCTGACCGGGGCGTCATTATCTGCTCGTATCCGGTTTGTGGTACAACGACCGGCGCGGGGAACGCTTGAACGGTAGGAGCCGGATTTGTTGCCGCTGCCTGCTTTTCGGTTGGTCCTCCTATTTGATCGGAATAAACCCGTTCTATTCCGCCGCCCTGCGCTGCGTCAGGATTGACAAGGCCTTTATCTTCCCACGGATATTTACCGCCCGCCATTTTATACAGTTGCGCTCCTGTCATTGCTGTTGATAATCCCGTCCCTACGTCCTGCAAGGTTGAAGATGAATCCTGTGCGTTTGCCTGTTCATCGGCAATCCGTTTTTGTTCCGCAAGGCTCTTGGCGAATTGATCAGTTGAAGTTGCCTGGGAGATATCAAACTGCTCTTTGTTCTGCGCCTGCTGAATATCGAACTGCTTCCCGCTTAATGCCAGTTGTGCTGCGTTCTGTGCCTCCTGCGCGGCCTGAGATTTCTCCGCAAGGGTTTGAGAGGCAAGGGAGAGGTCATACGACCTGTCGGCATTGGAGGCGTTCAGGGCGTCGGAAAAATAGCCTGATCCGAGATTATTTACATCCTTCTTTGAATACTTTGTCCCGGTAAGCTGAGACCTGTTTTTCAGGCTTGCCAGCATTTGCGCGAAACTTCCATAGGGTTGATATGATGCCATTTTATCCCCTCCTTAATTTGTACGGATCGGCGTAAAGATAACCACCTGCAAGCCCCGCCCCGGCTCCGAGTTTTAACCAGTCCATCGTTCTCTGCCGGTTGGCCTGTGATATTTCATCGTTTACAAGACCCTGCTTGAAGGTTAGTTCATCGTTAAACTGTTGAACCTGTTGGCCGGTTCTTGCATCAAACTGCCTGCCCTTTTCCGCCGTGGTCGTGTCAAACTGACCGCCCCGTTGCGCCATTTCAGCCGCAAACTGAGATTCTTGGGCCGCCTGCTTCCGCTCTGCCAATGTCCCCGCCTGCTCTTGCAATCCTAATTGAGCATCCCGGTAATTCTTCTCCCGGGTGTCGGCCAGGGATTCGGCTACAATAGGGGCAAGGTCGGGATTGACGAGCCCTGCTACTTGCGCCTGCCTCTTCATCGCCATGAGCCGGGAGACTAAATCTTGCGAGCCGGGGTATCGTTGAATTGCCATATGTTCACCTTATCGTTTTACTTGGTTCATAATAAATCCCCACTCCCAAGAGTTCCATCCCGTCGCTGACATTCGTGGTCGTTTGAAATTTGAGGCTTTGACTTAGCCATGGTCCCAAGATCGTGCTTTGCGTGTCATAAAAGGTTGTCGATGCTGATGTTATGATAGCCGGTCCCATTTGCCCGCTTACCCCCGAAGTCGTGATAACCTTGTCCCCGTAATGGCTGATCGTCAGATTGCCCATGGCTTTCTTCTTCCAAGTCGGGCGCAGATATTTGATGGTTGACTTGTAAAGTAACGGAGCCTGAGTTCCAAGAATCATATCCTTTGTGTGCAAATAGCTGGTTATGTTGGCCGTCGAGTTCCAGTTGTTCCCGTTTTCGAGCCTGTAGACAAATCCATCCTTGCCGCCGCCGTAAGTGTACCCGGTGCCAGCGGTTGAGAAAACCTGCCAGCCGGATTGAAGCGGATTCGCACCCGAAGCGTTCTCCCGATAAACCTTCGTCCATTCCTTGTATTTCAGGGAGTATTCCAGTTCCGTATTCAAATAGGTAGCTGAGGCCCCTGACGCTATCAGGAGTTTATAGGAACGAGTCGCCGCATCATACCAGCCGACTGATCGGCTTTGCAAAGCAGGGGGTATGTAGCGGCTGTCGTTGGGGTCGAAATAAACCTTGATGTCGTCAGAGATAGGAACGATGGTTGCGCCGTCACTCATTACGATAGCTTTATCCGATTGCCAGATTGCGACGGTCCTTTTGACATCGGCTGATTCCGTCATTTCGGCGCTGACCATCGAGAGAGGGGCCACGCATCCGATGTTGGAACTCATCTTCTGGAGTACCCAATTTGTCGGGTCGGTCCCTGAGAGGCGATAGGTTTCGTTGCGCTTCGTGACAAGCATCTGTTCGACGGCGGTATTGGTGTAGATATTGTATAGAACAACGGCGGCGGTAAGTTCCTGTCTGTCCCCGAATGTGATTTCTCCGTAATCGTCACCGTTCATAATATCGGGTGCGTTATAGGTGCTGTAAATCGCCTTGTTCTTGTCGCCTGATTTCTCGTTGAACAGGAAGAGGCGGTTTTGAAAGGTCTCCGAGAATTTATAACTTGAAACATCATCAGGGTAGGCAATGCCTGTTATCTCGCTAACCTTAACATCTGCGTCAAGAGTGTTGGCAAATTGGATTTTATAATAATATAACGGATATTCGTCACTTATCGCCCGCTTGAACTCTGCCCCTTTTGCGGACCCCTGGAAACTTAATACTCCGCCCTTGCTGAAAGAAGTGGTTGACGTTGCTGTCGCATCATTGGCCGCCCCTACTGCCTGCCAGTCCTTCCCGTTCCAGAAGGATGCGGTTATCTGGGTAGATGCGGTTGTGTTTTCTGATCCGGCGACAAAGGTAAAATTGATGCCTTGCTGTGGGTTCAGAAATCCAAGATAAATGGCTTGTGAGGCGGTTAAGGATGAAAAATCAGCGTAGGTTGATTGCGAACCATCGTTTACCGAGTTAGTGTAATCCCTATACGTGGTTCCGTCATATTTAAGGCATTTAACCGTATATTCTTCGACGCCATCCCAGATATTCTTGAGGGTTTGCATGGGCGCATCAACGGTTACATAATAGATTGACGCCGAGCCTGCATCGAAATAGAACTGATACCAGTAGAGCGAGAGGCCGTTGATATACCTTGCCTTTGCCGCCCCGGATGCAGTCCAGTTGATCGTCCCCGTAATCGCCAGAGTTGCCCCGGTATCGGTATTATCGGTGATTGTCAGAGGTGTCCAGGATACCCCCTGCCATTCCTTGACGGTCATTGCAGAGGCAACGGTGTTGCCGCTTGACACATATAACTTGACGCCTTGCAAGGGCCTTTTGGAGCCTACAAGGAAGGTATTTGAAGCGTTTCCGTAGGCTTGAGCCGGGATTGTAAAATCAGACGCCCACCTGGACGCCCCGTTAGTAAACCGGAACTCGTCTATGTATCCTGTTAACCATACATCGCCGCCCGATGTCCCGGAAAGCCCTACATAGAATCCGCCCGCAATGTCAGCGAAAGAAACGGCGTTTGACGCAGGAGCGCCGATAAGCGCCCCATTTACCGTGAAGGCGAACTTATTAGCATCTCCCGCCCATCCCCGAATTAAGGCGATATGGTACCATTGCCCCACTGTGGGAGTGAAAGCCGGGGCAAGGATAGATTGAACAGCGGCCCCTCCTGTCCTGTATTGCAGATAAAGATAATATGTGCCGGCGTCATTATAGAGTGAACAGTGGATAAAATTGTCGGTGTCGGAATACTGAGACCATAATCCCGCGAATGTTCCGTTCCCCGGTAAAGCTAAAAATTGCACCCTGAAATCAACTGTGAAAAGATTTGTGCCGAGCGTGAAGTCTGCTGAGTCGGGGGTCGTTAAATAATAACCAGTTCCATTGAACGCCGCTGATGCTGTGCCGAATACCAATTGATTTGTTACCGTTGTGACGGCGGTAGGCGTAACGGCGCGTCCGGTAGAGGAGGAATCCGTAAAACTTGCCCCTCCGTTTGTGCCGTCCATGTGCAGGAGCAATTTGGTGTACGAATCATTTCCGCCATCGGTTGAGAGGGTTGCGACCTGATCCGCCGTCTGGCGTGTGTTGCTTAATATTTCCGAGTAGTCATTTGAATTATTGACGGTATAGACAACGGTTGATGCTGAGGTAATAAATGAGGTTGCCTCGATCTCGTTGCCGCCCCAGATCAGCGATTCATCACCATTGGAAGCAACCATATTCCCGGAAGGTGCGGCGCTGAATCTCCAGATATTGTCATAGGCAGCCGGGGGCCATAGTGCGGTTGTCGAGAAATTCCCCGCCCCGGGGACGGCGGTTGTGTTCTGGAACAATCGTCCTACCGTTGGTGTCGTCGAATTAGCGGCGTAAACTATGACATGGCTTTCGGCGGGTTGATCCTTGTGGAAATGAAAGCCGTTGAGGATATAGGGGTATGCGGTTCCGCCTGTTGATGGTGCGCTGGTGTTGATCGCCGTATGCCCTGAAACGCCCTTGAAATGCTTCCCGTCCTTGCGAAGGTTCTGGATGTCCTGAAGGCCGAAATCGTCCAGAAGCATCGCATCTTCAGAGATTACCCATTTGCCCGTGAAGGGGAAGACGTAGGGCGCGAGATCCTGAGAACGCACCGAATAGGACAGGGTGACGATAGAGAGAGCGACAAGTAATAGGGCGGTTAATCGTTTCATATCAGGAACATTCCGCTCCTTTCGTCTTTCTTGAATTGATGCCACCATGCCCGGTTGTAGGTCTTGATCGCGTCAAGTTGCATCTTATAAAGTCCCGGCCATATTACGGCGTTTTCAATCTGGACTTCCCCGTACTGAACGAGCCTCGCAATCGAACCGCTTACAATGGTATTGTGGAACTTGAAAGGAAGCTGAGGAACATCGGAAGCGCTATCCATTGGATCAGCGTCAATTTCCGCCCATATCCTGCCGTTATAATTATCGTCGGGGAGTGGGTACCAAAGGATGCGATCGGTCTTCACGCCTGCCGTGGTGTAGTTCTGAACATGGTGATGGCGGGTCGGCTTCGTATAATTCCCGGTATCCATCCACTTCGCATCCTTCGCGATCTCATCAGTTGAAATCGGGTCAATCAGGCCGTCGTAAAGCTGCCATGAAAAGGATTTAACCTTGGCGATAGACTTTGAAAGCGTCACGCCTCGGTGATAAGCCGTTCCCGCTGTGCCGACTGCCGCGTAGCCAGAGGTATCAATCTTGTTGTCTTGAAGGTCATACATTTCATAAGTGCCAGCCGCCTTATTGGTGACGACGATCTGCTTGTAATTAACTTCAGGCATCCCTGTGACCACTCCGAATTGAACAACGTCGCCATCAGAGAATCCATGAGCCGCCGAAGTGACCACGCCGGGATTCGCCTTTGAGATTCCGGTAAGAGCCGCCGAATCCTTGGTATTGGCTCCATCGATCATGTCCATCAGCCAAAAGAGGGGGAAAAGATCGTCGCAGACCAAGACTTCGTTGCAATAGACCATGTTTATGACGGCCTGGACTTCAAGGAGGCGGGTCTGGTTCATGTCACCCATCGCCTTGCTAATCTGATCGCTTATATTGCTATAGGTAAGATAATTTGCCATTTTTCCCCTCCATGCTTCCTGTCCCTGATTAGTTTCGCCGGATTACCGGCCACCACCGAATACGGAGCCACATCTTTCGTGACCACTGACCCGGCGCCGATGACGCTATGGTTTCCTATTGCGACATTTCGCGTAATAACCGAGTTGGCCCCAATCCAGCAGTCGTTCCCGATATGGATGACCCCGCCGACTGTCGCCTGCTCCCTGATGGGAATATCGAGACGGGAAAACCCATGATCTCCCGCCCGCATAACCACGTTTTGAGCTATCAGGACATTGTTGCCGATGACGATCTCGCCGGCTCCGGCGCCTAAAGTTACGTTTCTCCCGATGCTGACATTATCTCCAAGTCGGATGGGACCGGACTTTGCATAAAGCTGCGAATGTTTCCCGATGGTGACGTTTTCCCCGAACACAATATTTTCATATCCACTTATCGTAACACCAGCTTCGATTGTAATGCGGCCATAGACTTTCTTGGCGAATATCCTTGTTCTCAGTTCTCGAAGCAGTCTAAACGTGTCCTTGAAGGGATTACGCATTAATTTTCTCCCTTTCCATCAATCCCGTGGTGATGATGATCAAGAAAGCCGACGGTGCAAGATGAAGGCTATAATTACCGATCATATTTATCAGGATGATTATAAAGGCCGTGAACAACATCCTATTGCCCCGGTAGGCCGTCAGAGCATAGCCTACAAGCAACGATAGTCCGATTGCCCCGTACTGATGAAGGCATTGCAACCACTCATTGTG